CGCGCCGCCGGTATCACCGTGGGCAAGGGCCTCGAGGAGCTGCGTCCCGATTGGAAATTCATCGGCGAGGACTACGGCACGGTCACGCTCACGGCCAACGGCAAGAAATTCACCGTCGGCGTCCTGCACCCCGGCGGCGGCTCGAGCTATGCGCTAAGCTATCGCCCGCAGAAAATCGTCGAGCAGATGGAAGGCGGCCGCAAGCCCGACATCCTGGCCATCGGCAACTACCACAAGAGCGATTGGATTCCGAGCTACCGCAACGTCTCGGTCCTGCAAGTCGGCTGCTTCCAGCGCCAGACGCCGTTCATGTTGACCAAGGGGCTCAGCGCCATGGTCGGCGGTTGGATCATGGAGTTCGCCCCGGGCAAAGGCTGCTCGAGGCAAAAAGCGGAATTCTTCCCGTTCTACTAGGAAAGCGGAGCGCGGCATGACCCACCGCTTCCAGATCGCCTCGCGCACCTGGCCGTGGAAATACGTCCGGCTCAAGGGCAAGGCCGACGGCTGGACCTTCGGCGCCGAGCCCGGGGACAAGACCGGCGGACACAAAATCTTGATCGACTCCCGGCTCACCGGCCGCAAGCGCCTGCGCATCGAGCTGCACGAATTCCTGCACGCCGCATTCCCGGACATCGCGGAAGACGTGATAGACAAGCGCTCGAGCGAGCTGTGCCGCATCCTCTGCGCGCTCGGCTACAAGCGCAAATGAGCACCTGGCTGATCGGCGCCGTCGGCGTCGTCTACTTCATCATCGGCTGCGAGATGCTGCTCTCCGGCCGCTACGCGCTCACGCTGGTCTGGTGGGGCTATGCCGTCGCCCAAGTCGGCCTCTGGCACGTCAGCCGATAATCCGCGTCGCAACCAGGTAAATGATCGCCGCGATGCAGCCGGTGATCCACGTCAGGCAGGCGTAGAGCTCGAGGCGAGTGAGCCCGCCACCGGCGTAGCTCCACCAAGTATCCTGCCGCATGAGATGCTTCCAGACTTTGGCGATCACGCCTTCATTCTGCGCCGTCACCCCGGCAAGTCAACCCCGTTACCTTCCCACTTTCCCGCCTTCGCACCTTCCCACGCCGCTCCGGCGGAGCGGCTAATTCACGCTAATTTTGGCGCATTGTTGCGAATTGTGGCGGTTTGTGACCGCGCTGCATGGATTTCCGCAATCCGTCGCCGTAACTCGCTTTGCATGCGCAAGGCATTCTGCATTGGCCACGCACGCACGGCGACACCCACGGCGCCGGGCAACTTAAATGCTGTCGCGTTCTTGGACGCTTAAAACCATGGCAGAAAGAAACACCGAGCAGGTGACGCAAAGCACGGACGACTTCGACATCAACGCCATCGCCGAGGAATTGGGCATACGCACCGCCCCGCCGCCGGCCGAGAAAACGGAGAAGACCGAGCCAAACGCAAAAGCGGAAGAATCGGAAACGGAGCAATCCGAGGCCGACAACGACGCGACGGACGAGACCGAGACCGACGAGCCGGAGGAGACAGCCGGGGAGGAGGACGCGGAGGAGAAAGAAGCCGCGGACGAGGAGGGGGACGAGAAGCCGGAGTCGCAAGACCAAGAGCCGGATGCTCCCGACAAGATCCAGCGGCGCATCGACCGGCTCACGGCCGAGAAGCACGAGCTGCGCGAAGAGCGCGACGTGATCAAGGCCGAGCTCGAGACACTGCGCAAGCAGGTCGAGGCCAAGCCGCCCGTCGTCACCGTCGACCCCGAGAATCCGCTCAGCGCTATCACCGACGCAGCCGCCCTCGAGGCGGAGATCAGCAAGGCACAGGCGGTCCTTGATTGGGCCGACGACAACCGCGAAGGCGGATCTGTGACCGTGGGAGGCGAAGAGAAATTCTACGACTCCGACGCGGTCAAGCAGATCAAAGCCAACGCCAAGTCCCTCCTGCGGGCCGCGCCCAAGCAGCAAGAATACCTCAAGCTGCGCGAGCAGGTCCTCCCGGAAGCCCAAGCCGTCTATCCCGATTTCTTCAAATCGGGCACCACGGCCAAAGCCTTCCTCGACGCCACGCTGAAACAATATCCCTGGATCACCCGCATACCCACATGGGAGCTGGTGGTCGGAGATGCGTTCGTGGGACAGCAAATGCGCCTGGCCAAGCTCGAGCAAATGCAACGGAAGCAAAGCTCGAGCAAGGCAACGAAGTCACCCGCGCCCGCGGCCGCGAAGGTCATGAAGACCCCGTCGCCCGGCGCCCGCCCGAAGGTTTCTGGATCGGAGGCAGCGTTGCGGCAAAAGGCCGAGCGCGTCTTCAAGAGTGGAGGCAACCCCGAAGCCCTCACTGATTACCTCGAGGCGATCGTGTGATCGTCCCGAAACCAAGAACCAAAGCAACTTCACTTATCCAAGGAGGATAAAATCATGGCAGAATTAATGATTACAAGTCAGGTGGGCGCCCGCGAGGACCTCGCCGACTTGATCGCAATCGCCGACCAGAAGGCTACGCCTCTCGTCAGCGCGGCGCGTAAATCGACCGCCCCGACCAACCCGCTCTTCAGCTGGCTCGTCGACGGCTACGACACGCCCAACACATCGGGCGTCCTTTCCAACGAGGACGCGACAACCTTCGCCAACCCGGCAGCTCAGCGCGAGCGCCTCTACGGCCGCATTCAGAAACTCTGGCGTTTGCCCAAGGTTTCCGATCTGGCCGAGAACGTTTCTGACGTCGCCGGAATCGGCACCAAGCGCGAGATGGCTCGTGCCATCAAGAAGAGCATCCAGGAACTCGCTCGTGACCTCGAAGCGACCTTCTGCTCCGACCAGGACAGCCAAGCCGAGAGCGGCGCCAACCCGTTCAAAACACGTGGCCTGGGCAGCTGGATCAGCAACAGTGCGCAATCGGACAGCGGCACCGCGGTTCCCGCGGCTTACCGCACTCCGGCCGCCTCGATCAGCACGAACACCATGGCCAACACCACGGACAGCGTGATCCAGGGCCTCTTGCAGTCGATCTACGAACAGACCGGTAAAGGCAAAACCTTCACCCTTCTGTGCGGACCGACCCTCAAGCGCCAGTTCACCGGCTTCACGCAAGTGCAGTTCGGCACGACCAACACCGCCGCCGCGGTCCGCGTCTACAACGCCGACCTCTCCGAAAACAAATTGGAGCATAAGGTGGACGTATTTGTTGGGGATTTTGGAGAAATTCTCCTAGTGCCCGATCTCTACATCCGCACCGATGTTTCCACCGCGGCCTCGCTGCGTTCCGGTTACATTCTGGACATGGACGGCATCCACATCCGCTACAACCGTCGCCCGCGCTACTCGCCTCTACCTGATTTGGGCGGGGGCCCTCGCGGCATCGTCGACACCATCGCCGCGTTGCAGGTCGATAACCCGCTCACGCACGGCAAGATCGCTTCGGCGTCCTAACCCAAAGAAGGAGACTAATCTATCATGACAACGACTACCTTCCGTAGCATCAACGAAGCGCCGCGTGGTTTCACGCATCGCTTTGTCGTCACCCATGCCGACCTCACGGAGTCCACGGACAACACCGCGCAGGACGTCACGCTGATCACCCTTCCGGCGAACAGCATGATCGTCAGTGCGGCGACCTACCTGAAGACCCCGTTCGAGAAGACCGGCACGGCGGCTTACAACAGCAACGTCCTCATCGTCGGCGACGCCGGCGACACCGACCGTTGCATTGCCAGCCAGCAGCTCAACGTCAACGGCACCGAAGTGCTGGCCAAGGCAAACGCCTCGACCATCCCCTTCGCCTACGAAACCGCCACCGCCATCAAGGCCAACTTCGCCTCCATGGCGTCGTATGACCTCGCCGAGCTCGACGCCGGGGAAGTGCACATCTTCCTCGCGGTTCGTCAGCTCGACACCTTGAGCTAATGCGCTGACGTCCACATTTTGCGGGCCCGCCGGGGTGTGTTTGTTCAATCGGACATAGCTCGGCCTGGTGGGGGCCAATGGGAAAGACCCGGCGGGCCACGCAAAACCCTTTCTAACATCATGGCGGCAGAGCTCATCACCGGCGAAGTCATCGACGACGAGACGTGGAACTTCGTCCGCGACGAGCTCGAGACCGGTTGGCACGCCAAGGCCGCCCTGGCCGCCGGGCGCCAAGCCCGCATCGCCGCGGCCAATGCCCGGCTCGAGAGCGCGCACATCGAAGGCATCGGCCAGCACGTCGCCAGTATCGACCTCATGGCCTGGACCGATTGGGAGCGCCGGCACCCCGGCATCACCGGGCAAAAGGATTGGCTCCATAGCCTCCTGCGCGACAACCCCGAATGCCGCGTCAACTCCGTCTCCCCGAAAACCCGCGTCAGCTTCGCCGGCCTCGACGGCAAGCTCGGCTCTGAAGCTGCCAGCTCCTCACTTTCCTAATGTCCGCCTACGACCTCACCGCCATCCCGGACCCCAAGACGATCCGGCAATACATCTTAAACATCCAAGAAGCCGAGTCCGACGTCTCCGGCTTCCTCGAGAAAAAGCAGCGCAACTACGAAGTCCGTCACGCCCTTTGGGCCGGGCAATCGCCCGACGGCCGCAAACATCAGTCGGCCATGGGCAAAGCTCCTTTTCCTTGGGAAAACGCGAGTGATTCGCGCTGTAGGCTCAGTGATCAGCTCTGTAATGAGGCGACCGCGCTCTTAACGTCCGCCTTCTTCAAAGCCAAGCTCCAGCTCCAGCCGGTCGAATCCGGCGACGCCGCGGCCAAGGTCGCCGCCGAGACGGCCCTGCGTTGGATGCTCTTCCAGCACTGCGCCGACGATCTCCGCCGCGAAGTCGAGCTGCTCGCCAATTACCAGGAAATGTATGGCCTCGGCATCATGCACGTCGCCTGGCGCCGCACCACCCGCGTCGAGAAGAAGACGATCACCTTGGACGAGCTCCAAGCCATGCTCGTCGAGACGGCCGA